GTGGGGAACCATTGCCAGACGGGAATCACGATGGTCCCGCCAAGTTCGAAGGCCAGGTTACGCTCCACTTCGAAGCGTTCCGGGTCGTAGAGGTTCGCCAGAAACTGACGGTTGCCTTCCGGGTCCGTGAACACGTCCAGTTGGAAGGTCCAGTAGGCGCGCTCCGGCCCGCTCTTGTAGAAGTAGCTAATCGCCGTCGTGATCGGATGGGCCCTGTGGGGAAACGCCGGGGGGCCGTCCTTCCAAGCGTAGCAGGCGAGCGAAGCCGCCTGAAGCGTCTCACGATCCGCGACGCCGAAGAGCGTCAGTGTCCGAAGGACCTTCGCCACGATTACGTCGGACGGCGCGAAAAGGTTGTGCGCGGTGCGCCCGCTGCCCCGCTTGTCGCGGACATGAAGCAGGTTCTGGGAAACGAAGTTCCGAACCTGTGCCATGCCGGTTTTCATGGCGGCGTCGGTGTTGTGCGGGCGGGTTATGAGGTCCGCCACCTGGGACACGATGAACCGTTCCCCAGGTTCGTTGTGCATGAAGAGCGGCGTCGCGGCGTCGGCCATGGGAATCCCTCCTTGTTCGATCCTGAACCGACTTTTACTCTAGACAATAGCTAGAGTCGAGTCCATATTGCAGGCACGGCGCGTTTGCTCACGCGCTGCTTCTCTCCGAAGTTGAAGGGGTGCCGGGGGCGGTTTGTGAGGGCCGCCCCCGGCCATTCGAGGATGCAAGGCAGATCAGATCACGACAGGGCGAAGGCGCGGGTCTACTACAAGGCCCGTCGTCGCGGCCTGTTCTTCAGGTCTAGCCCCAATCCCGCAGATGGGGTGCCCAGATACCGCGTCGTCACTGAAGACGGCGGACTCGTCTGGTGGGCTCACCAGATCGGGGACGTTGAAGGCTATCTGGACAAAGCCGCGCCCAAGGCGTGGACCGATTAGCGGAAAATCTCGCCCGTCTCGGCGTTCAGGTAGAGCCGATTTGCGACGGTCGATCCGCCGCAATAGGTGAAATAGATTGGCTGGTTCCGGTGATTGGACGACTTCACCCATCCGCCCATGTCCCGAAAATCCCGTTCGGTGCATCGCCTGTCAGCGATCAGGGATTGGGCCGCCTGGGCAAAAGCCGTCCGGTAGCGGGCGAAGTCGTCGGAACCCGCAATCAGAGCTTCAGCCCCAGAAGCGCCCGCCGCCGGATCAGGGGGACGGGTTTCGGACAAGAATTCCGCCGAAACCCATTCTGCGAATTGCCCGTCAGTGATTCCGTTCGAACGTTCGCAGGCCGAATTCCCCGAATCGACATATTCGCTTCGCCCGCTGGCGCATGAAGCGTCGTAAGGCTCCGTCACGCGCGCCCAGCCGTCCCGCGTCTCATAGATCGTGACGCCTTCCCGAAAGAAGAATTGCCCCACGACACCGCAGTTTTCCGAAGGACAGGTCCGACGATTCAGGCGTTCCGATGTCACCCATCGCCGACTGTCGCCTTCCGGCTGAGCCCAGGGACGCGGATTCGGGTCAGCGGCTTCCACGGTCTGGGGTTTCGGGGCCATAACCCCGGCGAAGACCGAAAAGGCCAGGAAGGACACAAGCGCAATCCACCGTTTGCCGAAAGGCTTGAAGGGGTAAAGAATCCCCACGAAAGAAATGAATGACGCAAGCGCCAGAATTGAGAAAAGTCCGTTATTGCCTTCCAAGCCCCTGTCCCTCTTCTAACGATTCAACCATGCCGACTTTACCACGGGCGGGGTTCGCGCGGGGGCGGCTTTTGTGGATACTTCCGCTTCCCGGCGGTCCAGGTCAACACCCACCAGCGGGCGGACGGCCAAAGCGTAGACCATGCAGTCCAGGCTTTCCGCCCGCCGCCCCGCAATGCGTTCCCACACGCGGACAGGTGCCCCCCGCTTGTATCGGACCAGCCGCCGTTCCGCCGCCAATTCTTCGAAGAACCTGTCTTCCAGCGTGTCGCTGAATCTCACCGTCCGCCCGCGTGACAGGTGCGACGCCAGCGTAGCCTTCAGCCCGTCCACGCCCAGGATGAACAGGCGGGACCCGCGAGTCTCGCTGGCCTTGATACCGGGCCGCGCCCCAGGTGCCCCCTTGATGGCGACGATCCGACGGGGAAAGCGGGGGCGGCAGAAGGCCAGAACCGCGTCCATGGTCCCCCCGTCGCCCGCGTCCACCGCCACGGCGTCCAGGCGCATGGTCCCGCCGCCTGGGTGCGGCCATTGCCCGCGAAGGAAGTCGTCCAGTTCCGCCCAAGTGTGATCTTCATGGGGGCTGCCCCAGATGACATGCTGCGACAGGACGAAGAATTCCGTCTTCCCGTGCCCCAGGATCACGATTTCCAGCCGGTCCCCCTGCACGTCGACTCCGGCAGTCAGGACCAGCACGTCACGGGGCAGCGCGTCCAGTCCGAACCGTTCCCGCCGCGCGGCCAGGGCCGCTTCGTCGATCTCTTCCGCCGCCTCTCGCCAGCCTTCGGCTAGGATCGTGTTCACGAAGGTCTGAAGCTGGTCCGGGTGCCCCTTGGCCGCGATGAATTCCGCCGCCAGCTTGCCCCAGGAAGCGTTCGCCAGCGTCGAGACAAGGGCGTTCAGCCGAAAGCCCGCATGGCCTTCGATTTCCGGGCGCATGGCCCGCCATGCCCCCGCCTCCACCATGCCCGCCTTGTGGCGTTCGTCGATCAGCGACTCGCAATGCGGGCAGCGAAAGGCCGCCGTCTGGGGATGGTCAGGCTGCCATTCGATATGCCGCCACATGATTTCGGTCATGGCCCCACAGTCCGGGCACGGGACTTCGAAGACCCGCTGGTCCGATTGGGCGTAGGACCGCAACACGTTCGACGTGTCCAGCAGAGTCGGAGTGCTGCCCAGGATGATCTTGCGATTGGCAAAGCTGAGTGTCCGCCGTTCGGCCAAGGTGATCGGGCTGCCTTCGGCGGACGGTTCCATGGCGTCGGCTTCGTCGATCAGCAGGATTCGGACGTTGTGGCGGCGCAGGTTCCGGGGGCTCTTGGCCGCGACGATCTTCAGGGACCCGCCGGGGAAGCGACGCGACAGAAGCGTGGACCGCCCGCCTTCGTCCGCGTCGGCAGAGATAAGCCCGCGCAAGGTGGGGGTCGCGTCGAAGATCGGTTCCAGGTCCGACACGACATAATCGCGGGCGTCGGCTTCCGTCGGCAGAAGGGCCAGGATCGGGGAAGGCTCATTGGCGACGTAGGACGCCAGCGCCCCGGTGAGCAAGGTCGTGAACCCGACTCGGACGGGCTTGACCAGCGTCACACGCTCCACCAGCGGGTCGCTGATGGCCTGGGCAATGCCCCGCTGATAGGGCCAGAGGGTGACGCGCCCAGGCAGGGCAGAGACGCCTTCAGGCAGCCGCATATGGGCTTCCATCCAATCGCCCAGGGACAGGCGCGGCGGCGGCTTCAGGGCGGCCAAAGCGCGGGCGCGGGTCTCTTCAAGTGCGGGGCTGATATTCATATTGGCGAAGCCGCCTCTTTGCTTTCTTGATTTCTTCGTCGGTGAATAGCGGGTGCCATTTCGGGTTTTCGACAACCATCGCTTCCACGGTGAGGTCCAGACGCCCACGTTCATACAGATTGGTATAGCCGTCGCTCGGCTTGTCCGAATTTATGAGATACTTAGCCGTCGATAGCCCACCACGATCCCCAAGCATTTGCAGGAAAATCGTTGCCGTATATCCGGCCTCTGTCTTGGCCCGATGATAGATTTCGAACATGGCTTGGTTGAAGGCTTTTTCGTTGTCCATCATGATTCCCCGTTCCTTGCTCCCGATGCTTCCATGAGGCTATCACGGACTTCGCGGTCGATCATCTGCACGTCATGGGCGGTCAGGTGCCCAAGCCGCTGTTGAACGCGGGCGGGGATTGCCAGCATGGCGGCCCGCACGTCCCGAAGGACCGATGCCCAGGCGGATTCGACTTCAACGACGGGGACCAGCGCCGCGCGGGTCTTGGCGTTCGCCAGTTCGATCTTCTCGGCATTGGCGCGGGCCAGCCGCAGCTTTTCGGCGTTCAGGTCCGGGTCCGACGACAGCCGCCCCCGCTGGCCTTCCCGCAGATGTTCCACATAGGCGCGGACGGCGGCTTGCAGATCGAAGCGTCTGTCCGTCCGGGGGATGACGCCTTCGCGGGCCAGGGCGTGAATCCGCGCCGGGGACAGGTTCAGCCATTCCGCCAGATCAGCGGCGGACACCGTGTCGCCAGCGGGGGTTCCAGGTCCGCCGCCCAAGACGGCTTCGATGTCGGCGTCATAGGCGTTCATGCGCTTGCCTCATTTCTAGAAATTCCAGAGATTCCAGAGCGGGCCAGAGCGCCCAAGGTGGATTCCCGATTCCAGAAAATCTGGAAAGCGTGAAAAGCCGGGGCTCCGCGCCCCCCGCGACGCGCCCAAATTGGGAAGGACCCGTTGCGACACCTGCGACACCTGTTCCGATTCGTCGCCT